CCGAGCCCCGGCGTCGGATTTTTTTTCTCCCCCCCATGTAAACACCATGGGCTATGTCAATTTCCCAACGACCAAAGCTCGCAACTCGACTCGCCGAAAGGCTTCTAGAATTCTTAACTCTCGTTATAAGAATCCTGCGGTCAAATCCGCGATGCGCCGGCCCCGCCGGACCACCCTAAACAAGCGCCAAAACAGCGCCATTTTCACACTCGGTCGTCAAGTCCGTTCCCTGCAGTTGTCCCAGTACGGGGACAAGCAGTATCAGTATCAGTACACTACCCTGACACCGACTTCCAGTAATCCCGCGTCACTCGCGTCCCGCCAACGCCCGATATTCTTCGCAGCCAATTGCTTTTACGCGAAGACTCAACTTTACCAGGGCTGGATCGACCCTAATGTTGGCCCTACCCAGGGCTTGAGCCAGTATATGGCTCTCACGGAGACTAACGGTACCGTGACCACCCCGGTCGCCTTTAAGAAGCAACCATTCGATGTTGACATCGACAATCGGTACCAGTGGAATGAAATGAACAACCAGAACACTGTTTCTACTGTAGCCTACCTGCCCATTTCTATGAAATACAAGTTTACCTTCCGCTACAAGATGGATGCTGGCGATATTCCTCGCCACTACCGTATTACGTTCTTCAAAACTAAGAACGCTCCCATCGCCTCGGACAAGAAGGATTTCGTTATTCCATCAGCGGCCGGTGCCTATGGATATATGTGCACCAAGGACCTGAATCTTCGTAACTACTTCTCGAAATCGTATCACCAAGTACTCGTTGACAAATGGCTTACTCTGAACGCTCCTGCTGAAGGTTCCCGCATGCTTGAGAAATGCGTGGAGATTCCATACGCCTTCCGCGGCGGCCTCCTGCAGCCGACTCTTACCAACGACCCAGTTGGCCAGCAGTTCTGGACGAACTTACCGTCCGGCGACGTCATCTGGTGCCTTATCTCTTCAGATTCTGATATGACAAGTTACTTTGATCAGCCTTCCATTAGCATTCAGCGCTCCCTCTGTTGGCGCGACAAGCATGGCACCACACCGTTTTACGGCTCTGCCGTCCCCGCCTCTGGCAACAAGCGTGCACGCCGTTAGGCATTCAGGATGAACCTCATACCCCCTGTCACTAACCCTAACCCTAACCCTAACCCTAACCCTAACCCGGTTAGTGAGCCCATCCGGCCGTACCAGCTTAGAATGTCGCGGTAGCGACATTATCACCTGTGCACGAGTTTCAAAAAAAACCCTGTTCCATTCGGCGCGACTAGCTCTTAGGCACTCGTCAGATTAGCCGGAATTTTTTTAGGCGCGACTAGATAATATGCCCCCCCTGCAGTTCGATGGTCAACTCGCCCGTTTTGACATCACCATTCCTGCCGACCGGTATACCACCTGGGAAGACCTCGCTGACAAGCTCTCTAAATGGTGTACCAAATTCGTCTTCCAGAAGGAGAAGGGCTCCGAGACCGGTTACATCCACTGGCAAGTCCGCATCTTGCTCGGCAAGAAAAAGACCCTCCCCGCCATGCTCTCGGAAGTCGTCCCCGCCATTGGTGGTAACTTCTCTGTCACCAGTAACACTGTCCATACCCATGCCAAAGCGTTTAACTACGTCATGAAAGAGGACTCTCGCCTGGAAGGCCCTTGGACTGACGAAGAAACCCCCCGACCTAGGGTCCTCACCACCCAACTCGTCAACTTTATGAAGTGCGAGAAGTATGGCTGGCAAGCCCACGCTGAGGAACTGTGCCAACTCTATCACGAACGCTGGCTGTATTACTTGTACGACCCTCACTACAACTCTGGTAAGAGTATCTTCTGTGAGTACCTTGAGTACAACGGCCTCGCCGAGGAGATCCCCGGTATCTTCACCCTCGCTGAGGATATCATGCAATTCGTCATGTCTATGCCCAAATCTAAGTGCTACCTTTTCGACATGCCTGCTGCCATGAAGAAGGAGAAAATGAACCAAATGTACACTGCCCTTGAGATGCTCAAGAATGGCTTCCTCTTTGACAAGCGCTACAACGGCAAGAAACAGCGTATCGACCGACCTGGTGTCATCTGTTTCGCTAACAACCTCCCGAAGCTTGACCTTATGGCACCAGACCGCTGGAAGGTCTTGTACATCACCCCTGACAAGAACATAGTCCCGTTTGATCCGGGCCTCCACCCCTATCAAGAACCAGGTCAAGACTTTTCGGAGCAGTTCTCCTAAAATCCTCTAAATCCTCTAAATCCTGATTCTCTATAAAAAGAAAAGGGCTCGGTATTGTTACAGGGCGAACGCCCGCCCGAGCCCCGGCGTCGGATTTTTTTTCTCCCCCCCATGTAAACACCATGGGCTATGTCAATTTCCCAACGACCAAAGCTCGCAACTCGACTCGCCGAAAGGCTTCTAGAATTCTTAACTCT